TGGCGTTCAGTACTGGTTCGCCTTTCACTCCGGCGTTGCCACGATTGGTTTTCGTGCCATTCCAATCACCGGACTCGCATGTCTCGGCGTTGATCCAGCGACAACAACCGTCGCGAATCAAATCAACACAGCCGCGACGTGGTCTGTGGCACAGATGCCAAGCGTCAGCGGTTCGTATCTCCGAAGTTCTAACTCGCTCGGATCTGGCATCGCGGCAGTCGCCGTCTTTGTGAAGGGAACCTATGCTTGAAATCGGATACTCGGCGTTCCAATTCTTTCAACTCTTCACGTCGCAAGAGCGGGCAGCGATTCGCACCGCCGCGATGAGCGATCAGACCGTCGCAGACTTTCAACAACTCGCGGGCGCGGCGCATCAGGTCATCAACACCGATCCGATCACGATCGCAGGAATGGACTACCTAGTCTCGATCGGCGTCTTGACGCAAGCGCGACGAGATGAGATCTTGACCGCATAGGAGACAACATGGAAAAAGAAGAAGAGCCGAAATGCTTCGAGAGTTTCTCGCAAGCCGGACAAGATGCGTTCGTCGCCGCCGTGTACGGGAATCGACGCGAGGCGCTCTTCGTCGATCTCGGCGCTGGCGATCCGGTCGAGGGATCGAACACCTACGCGCTCGAGACACGCCTCGGATGGCGCGGAATCCTCGCCGACATCGCCACGAAGGAAGCGCTCGAAGCGAAGCGAGACTCGGGACACACGATCTACGGCGACGCGCTCGGCCTCAATGTCATGTCACACATTGAAGCGCTCGCGAGCGAGAACCATTCGTTCATCGAGTTTCTTTCTCTCGATCTCGAGCCTCCAGAACTCACGCTTCAATGCCTCGTCTCTCTTCCGCTCGACACCGTCGACTTCGGCATCATCTGTTGTGAGCATGACCGATACCGACGAACCGATTCGATCAAAGGCGCGATGGAAGGCGTTCTCCTCCGTCGCGGATATCAACGCGTCGCCGAGGACATCCGCATGATCGCCGCCGAGGAACGCGACTGGAAGCCGTTCTATGGCCTCGTTCCGGTCGAAGACTGGTGGGCACATCCGGCACACGTCGACGTGCGTCGCGCCGCGCAAATTGCGTCACAGATTCGATTTCAGACGGAGTACAAGTTCCACATGCAATGCGCTCGGATGAACGCCGAGGAGGCCGCGCGATGAACGTCGAAACCGTCAAGATCGACTCGATCACGTTCGATCCGGCCAACGTGCGAAAGCACGACGAGAAGAACCTCTCGGCGATCAAAGCAAGCCTGAATCGCTTCGGCCAACAGAAGCCGATCGTCGTCGACGCGAACGGCGTTGTCCGCGCGGGAAATGGAACGCTCGCCGCCGCGAAGGCGCTCGGATGGAAGGAGATCCGCATCGTGCGCTCGTCACTCGCTGGAAGCGAGGCGACGGCCTACGCCATCGCGGACAATCGAACGGCGGAACTTGCGGAGTGGGATAACGACGCGCTAGCGCAGACTCTCGCGGCGCTCCAGATCGAGGACGACGCGCTCGCAGAGTCGACAGGATTCGACTTGAGCGAGATCGAGAGGTTGACGGCTCCGAATGATGTCGAGGAGGACGAAGTTCCGGAGGCTCCAGTCGATCCGATCACGAAGACGGGATACCTTTGGATTCTCGGAGAGCACCGCTTGCTATGCGGAGACTCGACGAAGGCTGAAGATGTGTATCGGCTTATGGATCGCAAGCGCGCAGAACTGTGTCACGCCGACCCACCGTACGGCATGGGGAAGGAAGCCGACGGAGTCGCGAACGACAACCTGTACGGCTCCAATCTCGATGCGTTTCAAATGGAATGGTGGCGCGCATTCCGACCGCACATGGTCGAGAACGCGAGCGCGTACGTGTGGGGCAACGCCGCCGACCTGTGGCGCTGGTGGTACGTCGGCGGCCTGCGAGACAGCGAGCGGATGACGCTCCGAAACGAAATCGTATGGGATAAGGGATTCGCCCAGCAGTTCGACAAAATGGAGAACGGGAACCCGACTCTCCGTTCCTACAACGTGACGACCGAGCGATGCCTGTTCCTGATGCTCGGAGAGCAGGGATTCAACAACAACGCCGACAACTACTGGGACGGTTGGGATCCGATCCGGTCGTACCTCGAGGGCGAAATGAAGCGGTGCGGATGGACTCCGCGCGACCTGAATCGCATCACCGGAACGCAAATGGGTAGCCATTGGGTGACGCGCAGCCAATGGTCGCTCATCACCGCCGACCACTACGCGTCGATTCAAAAAGCAACCGAGCAGCACGACGCGTTCAAGCAGAATTACGACGAACTCAAGCAGAATTACGACGAACTCAAGCAGAATTACGACGAACTCAAGCGCGCGTTCTATGAAACGCGGTCGTACTTCGACAACACGCACGACAACATGACAGACGTTTGGTCGTTCGATCGCGTGAAGGGCGAGGAACGACACGGACACGCAACGCCGAAACCAGTTCAGATCATCGCCCGCGCGATCATGTCGAGCAGCAGATTAGGCGCTGTCGTCGTCGATCCGTTTCTCGGAAGTGGGACGACGCTGATCGCCGCAGAAAAACTCGGCCGCAAGTGCTACGGGATGGAGATCAGTCCCGCGTACTGCGACGTGATTGTCAAGCGTTGGGAGAACCTCACCGGAAAGAAGGCCGTTCGTGAGTAGGGGCCGTCCTCGCGTCGAGTTGAATCTCTCGCTCGTTCAATCGCTCGCGCGTATCGGATGCACGATTCCCGAGATCGCGAAGATCGTCGGAGTTTCCGAGATGACGATCAAGCGTCGCGCTCGCGAAGAGATCGAAAAGGGACACGACGAGATGAAGATGTCGCTTCGACGTTGGCAATACGAGAAAGCGAAGGAAGGCTCCGTGCCGATGCTCATTTGGCTCGGCAAGCAGTATCTCGGCCAGCGCGACAAGATCGACGAGACGAGGCGTGAGGAGGTCGTCACGATCGAGCCGTTCGATCTTCCGAAGCCTCGGCTCGCGGACACCGCGTGAGGATTCGATTCCCTCGACCTGAATCCGCTCTCCATGCATCGCAACTCTCTGTCTATCGAGCGTTGCGGCGCTTCAACGTCCTCGAGATCGGACGACGTTGGGGCAAGACGAAGTTCGAGGAGTTTCTCATCATGGAGGCCGCGATGCGCGGCGCGAAGTGCGCTTGGTTCGCACCGTCATACAAGTACCTTGCCGAGCCGACGCGCGACTTCGAGCGCGCGCTCGCGCCGATCATCGCAAGGCACGATCGCGTCGAGAAGCGGATGGAGTTCTCGACCGGCGGATCTCTCGACTTCTGGACGCTCGAAGATCCCGACGCGGGCCGTGGTCGTTTCTACGATCTCGCATCCGTCGACGAGGCCGGATTCGTTGTCGACCTTCGCTCAATCTGGCATTCGGCCATCCGTCCGACGCTCGCCGATCGCAAGGGCCGCGCGATCTTCGCAGGAACGCCGAAGGGCACGGGAGACTTCCATAGACTCTTTCTCGAGGCGGAGGGCGACACGAGCGGCGCGTGGGCCGCGTTCCGCATCGGATCGGGCGCGAATCCATTCCTCGATCGCGAGGAAGTTGAGGCGATGCGAGCGAGCCTACCGAAAGCCGTCGCCGATCAGGAACTCGAAGGCATTCCAGCGGAAGACGGCGGGAATCCTTTCGGCCTCGATTCGATCCGCGCTTGCATCGCTCCGATCTCGAGCGCCGCTCCAGAGTGTTGGGGAGTCGACCTCGCGAAGTCGCAGGACTGGACGGTCGCCATCGCGCTCGATGCCGAGGGCCGCGTATGTCGCCTCGAGCGATGGCAAGCGCCGTGGAACGTCACGCGCGAGCGCCTCGCTCGCATGATCGTCGACAAGCCGGCGCAGATCGACTCGACTGGCGTCGGCGATCCGATCGTCGAGGATCTTCGCAAGGTGTGCCGTCGCGTCGAGGGATTCAAATTCACGGCGCAAAGCAAGCAGCAACTCATGGAAGGCTTGCAAATCGCGATCTCGACGAGCGAGATCCGATTCCCTGACGGTTGGCTTCGGAGTGAACTTGAGGCGTTCGGCTTCCGATACTCCGGAAGACACGTTTCCTACGAGGCGACGGTCGGTCACGATGACGGCGTGTGCGCTCTCGCTCTTGCGGTTCTCGCGCGTCGAGCGCGTCGTCCTCTTATGGTGAAGGTCATCTGATGAATCTACTCGCACGGATCAAGGCCGCGTTCTCGCCGGAGAAATACTTCGCGTCGTCGATGACGGTTCTTCGCGGCGAACCGGCGAAGCGATCGCCATTCGACAATCGAAGCGCCGTCGCATCCTACCGATCGTGGATCTACGCGGCGGCAAATCTCAACGCCGTCGCCGTCGCATCTCAACCGCTTCGTCTTTACGTTCGGAATCGAAGCGCAGGCGCGAAGTTGTGGAACACTCGCAAGGCATCGCGTCGCGCGAAAGCGTACTTCGCTGGCGATCTCGAGCAACTTCCGAGCCGATACGCGCTGACGAAGGCCGCCGAGTATGGCGACGACTTCGAGGTCGTCGAAGACGCGCATCCGATTCTTCAGTTGCTCTCGAAGGTGAACCCATACCAGAATGGCTTCGACGCGACCGTCCTTCGCGTTCTCTTCGGTGAGTTGACGGGCAACGCCTATCTGCATCCGGTGATTGACCAGAAACTCGGCATCCCGACGCAACTCTGGACGATGCCTTCGCAGTTCGTCGACATCATTCCGAGTGATGATGGAGTCCAATTCATCAAGGCATACCGATACGGCGCGACGGAAGAACAGAAGCGCGAGAACACGTACGCGCCCGATGAAGTGATCCATTTCAAGCGACCGAATCCGAGCGACATGTACTACGGCATCGGCAAGGTTGAGGCCGCATGGGGCGCGGTGATGGCGAACGAGGCGATCCACGAGATGGATGTCTCGTTCTTCGCGAACAAGGCGCGGCCCGACTATCTCCTCGTCGTGAAGTCGCCAGCGCACGACGACGAACTCGAGCGCCTCGAAGTCTCGATCGACGAGAAGTTGCGCGGATCGAAGCGCACGGGCCGCTTCCTCACGACGACGGCAGACATCGACCTCAAACCGCTCTCGTTTCCTCCGAAGGATCTCGCGGGCCGCGAGAACATCGTCGAGGAGATCGCCGCCGTGTTCGGCGTTCCCGTCTCGATGCTCAAGGCGAACGATCCGAACCTCGCGAGCGCGACGGTCGGTTTCGCATCTTGGAAGCAAACGACCGTCCTTCCTCTTCTCCGCATGGATGAAGAGACGCTGAATCAGAATCTACTTCCTCTCTTCGGCATCGAGGAGGATGCGTTCCTCGCCTATGACAATCCAGTCTCCGAGGACGAGCGATTCGCATTCGAGAAGATTCGCGGAATGGTCGCCGGTGGAATCATGACGGCGAACGAGGCGCGAATGCGTGAAGGTCTGGAGCCGATCGAAGATCCGATGGCCGATGCGCTTCTCGTCAACGGGCAACCGCTCGGCGGGCCAGCGCCAGCGCCTCCGCTTGGCCTCGCAACCGCTCCTGATGATCTTGTCGGGCCGCTCGATCGCGAGCCAAGCGCAGACGAGCCGCCACAAGACGCGTCGCCAGAGCGCAAGGACGCGCTCGGCGATTGCGTCTCCTCAAAGATTCCGACGCTCATCGACGAGGGATATCCGCAGGATCAAGCGGTCGCGATCGCGTACTCGATGTGCAGCGAAGGGAAGTCGATGGAAGAGGCCGCGTCATCGCTCGGACTATCGACGAAAGCAATCGACGAGAACGACGTCGAGACGAAAGCGCTTGGAGACATTGACACACGCCCGCCGCAGTCTGTCGCTGACAACGCAAAGCGAGCGCTCGAAGTTCGCGCACGAAAGCCGGAATCGGAACGCGGCATGACCGCAGTCGGAATTGCTCGCGCTCGTGACCTTGCGAATCGCGTCGCGCTTTCCGAGGACACGATCCGGCGCATGGTCGCGTATTTCGAGCGCCACGAATCCGACAAGGAAGGCTCGACGTGGGACGAGCAAGGCAAGGGCTGGCAAGCGTGGAACGGCTGGGGAGGCGACGACGGCTTCGCGTGGGCGAAGCGGAAGCGCGATGAGTTTGATCGCGAGCGCGAGCGAAACGCCGAGCGAAAGAAGAAGTCGTGCGGATGCGGATGCGATCGTGACTCATTCGAAGGACTCTCGATCGAAGACGCTTGGACGAAGGCACTCGAAGCCATCGCGGAAGAGATCGACTGCATCGACGGAAAGAACTGCGGAGTCGGCGCAGAAGGCTTCGAGGAAGGCAACACATGCGGAGGATCAATCGGCGGCGGAGGATCGAGCGAATCGTCTTCGGATCAGAATGAATCGAAGCCTACGAGCGACAAGCCAAAGGCTCCGAAGAAACCGCGCTCGTCCAAGCCTTCGAAGGGATCTCCTCCGGCGGAAGGCATGGCAAAGCCTCAATCGCACTCGGTCGAACTCCCTGCGAAGCCTTCGCGGATTACGATTGACGTCGCGGAGAATGCGTTCCGCGCGATGGGCTACGAGATGACAGCGTGGAAGCCATCGGCAACCGGAACGACGGTCACGCTGAAGGATGACTCCGGAAAGGAATCGAAACTACCGATCTCCGATGCGGTGAATCTCATCTATGCAAATTCAAGCGATCCGAAGGCAAACGCTGCTCCGGCGATGAAGCCGAAGAAGTCGCTTCTCTCTGATCTCTGGACGAAGGCCATCGAGGCCGACGAGATCGAGACGCCGCACATCTTCACGAAGGCGGGCAAGGACGCGCTCCGCGAGTTCGACAAGATCACGAAGCGCGAGGAAGAGATCGGATCGAGCGTCGGGAAGATCTTCGATCGCCAAGTGAAGGCCGTACTCGAGAAGATCTCGAAGGCGGACGCTCCGACACAAGAACTCGCGAGCGAGGTTCAGGCACTTCTCCAGTCGAAGAAATGGAACGCGCAACTCATCGACGCGCTTCGACCGTATCTCGAGGATGCGCTCGCGGCGGGCCTCGACATCGGCCGGCAGACACTCGAGAAGATCGCCGCATTGCCGGCGACGTTTGACAAGCGCGGCGACGATCTTCGCGCGTACGCGAAGAGCGAGTCGATCCGGCTCGCGTCACGCGCGGCGGATTCTGTGAATCGCTGGACGTCGGTAAAGTTCTCCGAAGTCATCGGAAACGGTGTCGCGAATGGCGAGTCGATTCCGCAGATCGCCGATCGCGTTCAAGAATGGGCCGTCAAGGACAAGGACGCGGAGCGGGCGACGCGCCGACGTGCGCTCACGATCGCGCGAACGGAAGCGCAACGCGCAAGCCGACGCGCCGAGGTTCAAGCATGGAAGGCATCCGGAGTCGTGACGGGAAAGACGTGGCTACTCGCGCCCGATCCGTGTGAGTTCTGCGAGGCCGCGAGCGATGCGTTCTCAAAGAACGCCGTCGACATCGACGGATCGTTCTATCAGAAAGGCGATCTTCTCTTCGGAACTCCAGATGCGGAAGGGAATCGGCGCGAGATGCTGATGGACTACGAGGACATCGACGGCCCGCCGTTGCATCCGAACTGCCGATGCTCGCTTCAACCGAAACTTGACGACGAGTACGAGGACATCTTGAAAGAAGCCGAAGCGCAACTCGCGAAGGAAGCCGAACTCAACGAGGCCGCGCTCATCGCCGAGAACCGCGAAGAGTTCGAGGCCAACGAAGCCGAAGTTCGGAGAATCATGCGATGAACCAGATGCAACGCAAAGCGCTCGGCGCACAACTCACCTCGACGGCGAAGGGTTTCACCGCGATCATCACGGCGGAAACGCTCGATCGCGACGGAGAAGTGCTCATCCCTGCCGGCATGAACTCGAAAGAGTTCGAGCAGAATCCGACGCTCTTCTGGAATCACGACTACTCCGAGCCGGTCGGAACTTCCGTCGGCCTCAAGCGTCGCGAGCGCGACATCGTCGGCGAGTTCGTCTTTGCGAAGCGGCCCGATGGATACGGAGGCGACTTCTTTCCAGAGGTTGCGGCGGCGCTCGTCGGCCAAGGCATCGTTCGCGCTGTATCCGTTGGATACGTTCCTGAGGCTGGCGGCGTCCGTCGCGCAACCGATATCGACAAGAAGAAGTACGGCGAAGAGGTGAAGACGATCTTCTCGCGCTGGAAGTTGCTCGAGGTTTCGCTCGCTCCATTGCAAGCGAATCCAGAGGCGCTCATCACCGCCGTCAAGAAGGGCATCTGCTCTCCTTCTTCGGCGCGGAAATGGTTCGGCATCGAGACACCAAAGCGAACCGTCGTCACGATCTCGATCCCTGCGGCCTCATCCACGAAGAGCGCTCGGTCGATCAAGATCTCCGAGGCCGTTGAACGCGAGATCGCTCGCGCTCGAGGTCGGCTCTATCTCTGACCGTTCGGTCGCGCTACGGCGTGTGCCTGAAACTTGACCTAGTGCGGAGGAGTTCGAGTTGTTTCATTCTCGAAGGGATTTCACATGAAGACGATGACCGTTGACCAGTTTCAAACCGCGCTCGAACGCGCTGGCCGCATCAAGGGCGCGGACGGCGTAGCGCATCAGAAGAAGTTGATTCTCGAAGGCTACATGATTACCGATGCCGAAGGCATGATGGTTGATCCTGAAGCGCTCGACGTTGTGGTAAAGGCCGCAGCGCCCGAGACTGACATGATGAAGGAAGAAGAGAAGGAAGCGATGGCGAAGAGCATTCGCCGCGAAGTTTCCGCTCGTCTCGACGCGATGCCGCGCGGCCTCTCCGTCGTCGGCAACGTCGACGACAAGCCGTGGGATCGAGATCGCGTGTACAGCGCGGGCCGCAAGTCGTTCTCCTCGAAGGAAATGGCTTGGAAGTTCGGCACGTGGTGTCTCGCGACGATGGGACACAAGAAGTCGGCGGACTACTGCCGCAACTTCGGAATCACGATCAAGGCTCACACCGAAGGCGTGAACTCGCAAGGTGGCTTCCTCGTTCCTGACGAGATGGCCGCTGAACTCGTCACGCTTCGCGAGCAGTACGGCGTGTTCCGCCGCAACGCGAAGATCTACCGAATGGCGAGCGACACGCTCCGCATTCCTCGCAAGAATACGGGCCTCACAGCGTACTGGGTCGGCGAAGCGATCGCCGGAACTGAATCGACGATGGGCTTCGATCAAGTGCAACTCGTCGCGAAGAAGTTGACCGCGCTCACGACCGTCTCGAACGAACTGCTCGAGGATTCGGTCATCGACCTCGCAAGCGATGTCGCGAATGAAATCGCGTACCAGTTTGCATTCAAGGAAGACGACGCGGGCTTCAACGGCGACGGCACGTCGACCTACGGCGGCGTCGTTGGTCTTTCGAGCGCGTTGACCGACTCTACATACCAAGTGAGCGACGGCGGCGCGTCCGCTTACTCCGGCGTGACTCAAGCCGAAGTTTCTGCGGCGCTTCGCAAGTTGCCGAACTGGGCTTTCCAGCGCAACAACGTGAAGATCTACTGCTCGAAGGCCGCCTATCACGGCGTGTTTGAGCGTCTCGCGATGGCCGCTGGTGGCGTGACTGCCGCAGAGATGGCGAACGGAATTCGCGAGCCTCGCTTCTTCGGATATCCGGTCGAGTTCTCGCAAGTCATCTCTGTCACGGAATCCGCTGGCGCGACCTTCGCCTATATCGGTGATCTCTCGCAGGCTTGCTACCTCGGCGATCGTCGCGCAACCTCGATCGCATTCTCTGACTCGGCGCTCAATGCGTTCGAGCAAGACGAGCGCGTCGTTCGTGGCACTCAACGCGTCGACATTGTTTGCGCGAACGTCGGCTCTTCGTCGTCTTACGGCGCAATGGTCAAACTCACGCTCTGATCCGAAGGAGGATCTTTCAAATGGTTCCTGCAACAAAGCAAGTCATCCTCAATCTTTCAGGATCAACCTCTGGAGTCACGGTTCTTACTGGATCGGTCGACTGCAAGACCTTCGGATATGTCTCGATCGCAGTTCTCGCGAACTCGACCGCCGCCGTCTCGACTACGACCGCGCACAACGCGCTCGAAGAGTCTGACGACAATTCGACGTGGGTTGCGATCTCGTCTGCCGCCCCCGGAACTGGCTTCACGCCTTCCACAGTAACGGTGGCTTCGAGTGGCCCGAAGATCATCTACAACGTCGATCTTCGAGGTCGAAAACGATACCTCAAGGTTACTGTCGGACTCGCTGCAACTGCGACGAGTGTCGGCATCACAGCCGATCTTTCACGCGCGTCTGACGCACCAGTCAGCGCGACCGAGCAGGGCGCTGGGTATCTCGTTCAGATTTGATCTGAAGAACAAAAGCAAGAGAGGGGAGGGAAACCTCCCCTCTCTCATTCGGAGGACGAATGCGCAACTCTCAAAACATGAAGTCGGTTCTGATCTCGGAAGCGAGCGCTACGACGCTCACCGGGGCCGTCGACTGTCAAGGATTCCGCTTTGTTCGAGTTCAATTCACGAGCGCCTCTACGGGCGCTCCGACGACGAATTCCAAACTCGAGCATTCGGACGACAACTCGACATGGTCGGCGATCACGGGAATCGTGACCGGAACGGACTACACGCTCTCGACGGCGACGAATCTATCGACGCGACCGAAGATCATTTGGGATGTCGACCTTCGAGGGAAGAAGCGATATCTCCGCGCGACAGTCGAACACGCGACGAGCGGGCGAGGATCGCTACAAGCCATTCTCCTCGATCCGATTGATGGCGTCTCGACTCCGAGCGAGACGGGCGCGGCAAGTTACGTCGTCGGATGAACGGAGGCCAGATGCGTCACTTCCAGAACTGCAAGTCGATCATGATGACCGAGGACGAGGCAACGACGTTCTCCGGATACGTCGATACGCTCGGATATCGCCGAGCGAGAATCCTCTTCACGAGCGGATCATCGGCTCGGATCACGACTTGCGCTCTAACGCATTCCGACGACGCTTCTACAGATGTCGCGATACCCGGCATCGTATTCGGAACAAACTACACGGTTGTCACGAAGCCAAACAACCCTGAACTACCGAAGATGGTCTGGGACGTGAACCTCGCAGGCAAGAAGCGATATCTCCATGCTTCGGTGACAATCAACGGAACGGGCCGCTCGCAGATTTGCGCGATGCTTTTCGATCCGATCGACGGCGCGACATCCGCGACAGATGTGAACGCCGCAAACTATGCGATCGGCTGAACTCGCTTCTTCTTTTTCCGGTGGGGAGGCGGCTTGTCCGTCTCCCCACTATGCTTTCCAAGCCGGAAGGCAAGGAGACAACATGGAAGAATTGAAGGACGGAGCCGACATCGGCTCGGGCTTGACGAAGGTTCGCACGGAAGAGGCGATCTCGTGGCTTCGCTCAATCGGATCGCAGATGAAGGACGGAGGCGAGTTGCGCCTCGAAGTTCCTGATCTCGACGGAGTCATCAAAGCCTACGAGAATGGAGAGCCAGAGACGGAGTCTCTTCTCATCGGAGACGGAGCGAAATCGATTTGGAATCGAGAGAAACTCTCTCGCATCCTGAACCTCGCAGGATTCGAAATTTCTCGAGGACGCGGCAGTTGGTCGTGGAACGAAACGAAGACGAAGATTTCCGTCGTCGCTCGAAAGTTCTCGCGGCCCGCTCCGTCGTTCCCGATGAAAGACATCGAGTGCTTGATGAGCCTCCCTCGCGTGTGCTGGACGGACACGCAAGGCGAACTACATCAAGCGGCGGCAAAACTCGGATTCAATGTCACTCGAACGACTGGCGTCTTCTGGGGGCAATGCCTCGAGCGCCTCATGGAAACGATCCTGAATCAACCGGAGACGAAGTACATCCTCACGGTGGATTACGATTCGATCTTCGATGCCGAGGACATCATTCGCCTCTGGCAAGTGATGGAGACGAATCCAGACGTCGCCGCGCTTTGTCCGCTTCAAATTGGGCGCGACAAAGATCTTCCGCTCTTCTCGATCAGAGGCAAGGATGGAGGGCTTCTTCGCGAGATGAGCGAAGAGACGCTCTATACCGACGCGCTCGATATGAACACGGGCCATTTCGGATTGACGCTGATTCGCACCGATGCACTTCGAGATCTCGCTCGCCCGCTCTTTCTCGGCGTTCCGAATGCAAGCGGCAACTGGGGAGAAGGCCGAGTCGATGACGACATCTTCTTCTGGAATCGTCTTCGCGAGGCTGGCCGTCGAATCTGCTTGTGTCCTCGAGTTCGCATCGGTCATCTTCAGAACGTCGTGACGTGGCCGGGGGAAGACTGCCGAGCGATCACGCAATATCTGACCGACTACCACGAGAACGGGAGGCCCGCACAATGCACGACCTTCTGATGATCCTCCGAAACTGTGCAAT